GGGGATCTAGAAGATACGCACAATTCGAGTGCGTCCCTGTTCTCTGCTCCCTCCAATGAAGGAGGACCTAAGCCAGAATGACTTATTCAGGTAGACGGTTTTATCTTCTCAAGGTACCGCGTAGGGGGGGTTGACACCTCCTCCGCGCCTTTGACGGGTTGGATCTTTGATGTAAAGGAATCTAACACATGGTGGAACCAAGCTGGTACTCTCGCGAGCGCCACTTACACCTGTGATCACACCTTAGACGAATTAACATCTAAAGTCTCTTCTCGAGTTCCTGTCCATCCTATAAAAGGAGACTAGAATTCTAAAAGAGTAAAAATGACCACCCCACTTCCCATTGTTCCATGTGCGTATCGTATTCATGCAAATATTCATTCAATTGTTTAAACGCTTTTGAGTTATTTTATTTGTTTATGAGTGCGTTTTTCGTGCTTAATTCAGAGATCGGTCAAAGCTTTCTGCAACTCCGCGAGGAGGTCACCGGGAGAATCTTCGATTCTCTCAGGCCATTCCGCTCGGAAGTAGGCATAGAGCTTCTTGTTTTCGATCAACTTGCGCACCGCGTCCTCACACAGACGACGAGTTTCCCTCAAAGAGAGAGACCCGATGTCGACTGCTTCGGCCCTAGGGACGGAGTAGCCTGAAGAGGAAGCTGCATCAAGTGACGAACCGAATCGTTGAGCCAGATGTTTGGAAGCCGGCAGAGTCACCGAAATGGGGCAGAACTCGAGTAATTCGATATCTATCTCCATATAAAGGATTCCGCTAGCAGTTGTGGTGCCAATTGAATTGGTCACACACGAAATACATCCAAAATCGGAAAACCTTTCAGCAAAACTGGCAACAGTTGTTGAAGGATCCGTAAAGGTGTAGAACATCTCTTTGGACAAACGACGTGAAACATCCATAGTCCACGAGCGCCAAGGTGCAAAGGCAACGCTGTCGCCTAAGGCGAGCAGCCCCGTCTGGGTCGGTACCGTCGCATTCCATAGAATGGGATGCATCGGATCCTCCGCGAAAGCGAAGACCAACCTTTCGGAAGTTGTTGCAGCTGCTTGGGGCTCATAGTGGAACTTAAGTGAATTCACACGGTATCGTACGAAAGCCGAAGCAATCAGATCGAAAACAGGCGACGTGTACTGCGAATTAACCTTCGTCCCGCCACCCGAAAGGGCAGCAGGCTGAGTCAAATTCAATTGCACGGACGAGTAAGCACTCGCTCCTTGCACTAAAGCAGAACCCGCCGCTGATCCTGAGATCCGACCGATTTCGAATATAGCCGCGCATGCGCGCATCCGAATCCCTTCGCCATTAGCGGTACCAGCAAAACTGGTAAACTGCTCAATGTCACGAGAAACGGCGACTGGCGCCCCCTGGGCACCAGAACGACTCGCTCGGGGTGCCTGCCGAGCTACAGGTGCACGCCCCCTCTGGGCACGTGCATTTGCGTTTTTTGATGAATTTTTATGACTAGCTTTGCTAGGCATGATGTCGTTATTTAAACGTGGAGCCACCTCGCGACAAACGAGGCCGACTGTACATCCCCGTGAAGGTCAGAACTAATCCCTTGTGGAACTAAGTTCACAACCCTCGCCGTGCAGTCTGTCGAGAATTCCGGAGAGAAATCTAACTTCAAGCGTTTCAACTTGAGTATCAGTCTCATCCTTACTACGGAAGTACCACTTGTTGGTCAAACAAATGGAAGCTTGCTAAGCTTACCGTTCTAGTCGATTAACACGGGGACCCACTAAGGATCTGCCAAACAAAAGTGAGACAGCTCCCTAATAGCATAGTTTATATGTCATTTCGGACGCTATAGTTTAAAGTCTTTTCGGACCATTGGCTCTTCGATTCCTATAATTATACGCCGCTGACTAGTAGCATTCTCCTCCTGAGGATGCTGCGACGCTCTCGATTTTTTTGAGGGCGATAGTGTCGGTTGTTGTGTTGTTGTTGAAGTCGGGGATCATTCTGCGGAGCAAGCTAAATTGCAAGATTTTGCGGTCCGAGGCCAGTTTCTCCTTGTGCTTAAGAGCACGGAAGATAGCTAGACGTCGGATTTCCACATCAGTCTTAGGCTTTGTATTTTTCTGCCATGCAGTAAATTGTAAAGCCCTATGAAGATAGGAATCTAACACAGAATCAAAATCAGAGAATTCGGGGAAGGGACCGATCATGCGCGTCGAAATGAAACTAGGTTTCATCTTACGCACATGCTTAAGTGCCTCTTCAACCGAATAGGGTTTATCACCCAATTTCTCGATTAAAGCTTGCTCATATGGATTGCGCATGAAATAAGTCGCCACCTTACGCTGAGTATATGTCATAGATATTTGACGCTCATCGCTTGTGAGACCCAACCCACCTACCACCTTTGGGAGGAAATAGTTCGGCGTGAAGCCCTTGCTCGTGAACTTCTTCAGATGAATCTGAAGCGTCTCGAGTAGGTGTCTTCTACCGCGTTTTTCCGCCCGGGGGAGGGGGTGTTCCAATGCTTTCCATAAAGAATCCGCCTGAGTAACTAGTCGAACAGGTTCGCTTTTTACGCCATGACCTATAGCGAGAGCGCGGTTATAGTAATTAACTTTTCCGCTCCCCCGCTTGCCTAGAACAGAGTTGATTAAGTAGTATTTAGAATGAACATATGTTTTTTCTTCATTCACACTCAATCCGACCCTCGCTGAGTAGCCTCGCCACAGATCCATGTGGGATTGATCCCCTCGAAAGAGGATATCATCTCCATTAATCATGAATGGTGAACGGGTTAACTCCAGAGAGTCCCATCTGTCAAAAGTCTTCATATAGGTTGCGAGATTTATAATACACAGGATAGGGAAGGAAAGCGGGTGGCCCATTAACTGGCCCCTGCACTGCTGAATAATATCGCCATCCGGGTACTCAATGTGAGCACCGGAGAACGAGAAGAGGGCTCGCTCGGCCAATAAAGTACCGAGCAGACCGCAATTCCGCAGTATCTCTTCCATGACCAACTGTGTGGCGTCCAGGTTCATCCTGTCCGTCGCAGAGCTATAGTCTCCTGAAATGTAGTAATCTCCGTCGTTAAGCATCGAATCAGATTCGAGCCGAAATTTTAGTTTTTCTTCGAATTCGGAAGTCATTGTCCCAAAAGGGGTGTTCTTCCATCGTCGAACCATAAATTTCTGCAAACGCCGCAAACCGGTATAAAGATTGGCTCGGCCTTTAGTGATAATCCTAACCTTACAAGGTTCGGGAATCGCTTGGTAGGCAACTCGATTGTCTTCGGCAAGGGAGGCTTCAAGGCATGAACGTTCTTGTTCAGCCGAAGTATCCTCAACCAGACCGGAATAACCGAGGTCGATCTTTCTATCCAGACTAACGAATGAGTGGTTCCCGCCCTTGCTGAGAGAATTCTCGAAGCAACTAGCGAAAGTCGGAACACATGCGCCGGGACGATATTTAGTCCCGGGCGGGAACACGATACGTGTCGCCGCGCGCAATGCATCCCTCATCTCCTCATCCGTAACACGCTCTTCCTGCATAACTTGTTTATGATCTGCTCTCGCTTTTAGCTCGACAGCTACTGATGCCTTTAGGCAACAGCGCTTCGCTTCATAAAGAGATCGGATCAGATTCATACAAGTCTTGCTACAATTTCTGAACATCTTTGCTACCGTGCCATTGGCACGAGCGCATCGACGTTTCAGTAACCGCAGAAGAGAACCTTCGAAAGCGATTTGTGATTTGTTGTACACAATTCGCTTTCCCATCGCCCATGCGTGAAGAACTTTTACAGTATCTTTCACCATGGCCTCAAAATTATCACACAAAGCCGCTTCCATTAATTTAATAGCAGTGCTTTGGAGGCTTTCTCTTAGCCTCTCCGCTTGACTCCTCGATGAGACAGCGGGTACGAAAATTTCGAGGACTTCAGCCCATGCCACGAGAATAGCATAGGACCGGTCCCAAGCATCCTGCTCGGGAACCACACTTTCAGATCCTGGATAGTGTGCATCCATGCCTACCTTGGTAGAGAAGTCGCAAAATTTGCAACACCACGATAGGGGCCCGTCGGCCACGGAGTTATTAGACTTCGCCAGCTGACTGGACAACGTCTTATGGGCGTTGGGAAACTCATTCCAACGTACCTTAAAGGCGGCAACGAGAATCTTTTTGTTATCGAGAAGATCCA